CTGCGCGTACCGCGGGCTTTTAGAGAAACGTGCAGATTTTTTTCAAAAATATTGGAGACTACATGAAAGAAGCAGCAATATGGGAGAGTATAAAATCTCTCAAACCTTGGAAAGACAACCCAAGAAAAAACAAAGGAGCAATCAATCACGTTGCAGAATCTATTCGCAGATTCGGATTCGCTTCTCCAATCATCGCAAGGTCAGACGACAAAGTCATCATAGCCGGGCACACCAGATTCGAAGCCGCAAAGAAGCTCGGACTTGATTCTGTCCCTGTTCGGTATCTTGATCTTGATCCGGCAGACTCTCGTCTCTTGGCTCTTGCCGATAACAAGATCGGAGAGATTGCAGAATGGGACGAAGAGAAGCTTGAGAAGGTTATGCAGGAACTCCTTGACGAAGGACTCTCTCTTGATGGGATCGGATGGTCAGACGATGAACTCAATAAGATTGTCGACGAACTCAAACAGGAAGAGATCGAAGAAGACGAAGTTCCCGAAGCAGACGAAGAAGGAGAGCCAGACTCAAAGCTCGGAGAAGTCTATGAACTCGGAGAGCATCGATTGATGTGCGGAGACTCTACCGATAAGGCCTTGGTTAATAAATTAATGAATGGGAAAAAAGCAAAAATGGTTTTTACTGATCCACCTTACGGAATGAATCTTGACACAGATTATTCTAAGATGGGATCAACAAAAAACAAATACAATCCAATAATAGGAGATCAAGAAGATTTTGATGCTGCAAGTATTTTTACAGTTATTAAAGCTCCTATATATTATTTGTGGGGAGCAGATTATTATTCCGACACTATTCCTAATTATAAAAAAGGCTCATATCTAGTATGGTCTAAAGCACAATCAGAAGAAGAAAATTCTGTTTTTGGTTCAAGATTTGAACTATGTTGGAGATTTCCAAAAAGAAAAAAAGAAGTATGGTTTATTAGAGGAATTAATCAATCATCGGAAAGATTGGGAAAGCATCCTACACAAAAACCAACTTCATTAGGAGTTAGAGCTATAAATATAGAAACGAATGAAGGTGATCTTGTTGTGGATTTATTTGGAGGATCAGGATCAACATTAATTGCTTGTCAAAAAACTAATCGTATTTGTAGAATGATAGAACTTGATCCGAAGTACTGCGATGTCATCCGCAGACGCTGGACACAATATGCGAAGGATCACGATCTCGAAGTCGGGACAGGAGGACTAGAATAATGAGAAGAAGCAAGTTTAACGACGAAACACAGAAGAGAATCATCCAAGCAATCCAGATGGGAGCAACATACGAGATCGCAGCTGAGCATGCAGGAATCTGTCGCAAGACGTTATACTCCTGGATTGAGAAGGGAAAGACAGCAAGTCGAGGATCAAAGCATTACACGTTTTTACACGACTTTAGGAAAGCAGAAGCAAGAGCAGCTCTCACAAGTCTGACGACAATCCAGAAAGAGATACAGAACGGAGACTGGAAGGCGGCAGCATGGTTCCTTGATAGGAGAGCGGGCTTTCGAAGAGACGCGACAATCACGAACGAAGCAAACCTATCACAGACAAAAGAGCAGCAAGAAGAACAAGTCATGGACTATCGGAGAATGCTCGTCAGTCAGATCTCCGAACTGAAGGAAGGCATGAACAAAGCGAAAGACTCCGGCTCATGGCAAGCATACGCGGCATTACAAAGACAGCTCGTAATGATGATGCAATCTCTCAAAGCATACGATGCAGAAGAGGGTGCGGTCGACGCACATGAGAGAATGACAGACGAGCAGCTGATGAGCGAGATTGTGAATACAATTATTGCACTCCCTCCAATCCTGAGACAAAGAGTACAAGCAGATCTGCATAGTCTTGTCGGCTCCAATGTCGTAGCATTAAAGAAGGCCTGATATGAGAATCGTCGATCTTGATGTCACAACGTTAGAAGGTCAAATCCTGTATATGCTCGACAAGGTAGCGACGAAGAACGCACAAGTCTCGGCTCTTACTATGGAGCTAGACAAAGACAAAATAACGCTCCGTAACTATCTCCATATATACAAGCAGTATGTGACAGATCCACAAGTCGACGATCTAATTGCCGCAATAATCAAAGACATGTTATTGCAAGAAGATGACATCAAGCTTGTCTTTGATATAGAGGGCGAAAAATGGAAACAGTGCATCCAAAGAATCAACGAGAGGAACGAAAGCAAATGGTAGAGATTATCCTTGCAGGTTTGATCGGTGTACTTCTCGGAGTTGGAGGAGCAAAGGCATTCGAGAAGAAGCCAGCGATCGAAGACACAACAGCAACGAAGCAGCAAGAAGTCATCAAGCAGCTGACAGACTTAGACGTGATCAAAGAGATCTGCAATCCCGAGCAGACGAAGACACAAGAAGGTCTGCTCCTTTGTCGTGAGATGACTTGTCTCGTCTACTCAAGAGGCATCGACTCGCAGACTTCCGGGAAGCAATGCGAAGAGATCTCAAACATACAGAATACAATGTCAATGATCCAATACTGCAACGAGCAAGGAGACGGTAGTCTGTGCACTGATCTTTTTTGGAGACGAAAATGAATAGTCTCGGAGGAATGGCGCAGCGTCTTGCATGGTTACGGAAGAGAGCAGAGAATGATCCTTTGAGATACTTCTCTCCTACACCACCACAAAGAGATTATCTTTCAGACAAAGCACCGATCAAGGCACTGATCGGAGGGAATCAAGTCGGCAAGACGCTAGCAACATGCGCTCTCTTGCTCTATCATTGTCTCGGTCGGCATCCGTATTACAAAACAGATCCTCCTCCGATTGAAGCTTGGCTCATCACGCACAGTCACGAGCAATCACGAACGATACAACAAAAACTCTATGACATGATCCCGAAAGAAGATCTTGATCCGAGCTGTGAGTTTGTCCGGGGCAAAGGATTCCGAGGATTAGCACCGCTTTGTAAATTCCGCAACGGATCTCTGATTCGAATCAAGACGGCTGGACAAGGACTAGGATTGGCATCTGCGACAGCAAATCTCGTCTGTATCGATGAGCCTGTCGATCAGTCTACATTCAACGAGCTCGTCGCTCGCACTTCCCGAGGAGGCGCAGGAGGCAAGAGAGGCACAGTCGCAATCTCGCTCACTCCGGTCGGAGGAGTCGATGTCACATATGTCAAGGAGATGATAGAGAGAGGACTTATATCTGCACATCGTGCTCCCTTGACTGTAGAGGCAACGACTCCGATCGGACTGCCGAAAGGATTCTTGCTATCACAAGAGCAGATCGACAAGATCACAGAAGCCTATCTCCCTTACGACAGAGAAGCTCGGATCAATGGATCTTTCGACGTTGCTCCGATTGGAGTCGTGTTTGAGAATTTCACTGAAGATATGATCAGTTCTCAACCTGTCCCGAGAGGAGGAGACTATCGATTTTGTATCGGCATCGATCACGGCTCGAATCCAGGATCACAAGTTGCAGTCTTGTCCTGTGTAGACATGAGAGATCAACAGAATCCGAGAGTCTTCGTACTTGGAGAATACACATCAGGACAAGCTCCTCCAGAACATCATGCGCAAGCAATTCTTGAGATGCTCAAAAAATACGGAGTCGATCCGAATCTTGCACTATGGACCGGAGACGGAGAGCACAGAGGACGAGACCAGTATCGAATGAGTAACATTATGTTAATGAGAGCTTTCGAAAGTATTCTCGGCTATCCTCCGAGAGGTCTACCCTTTACGATACGTAAAGCAAGAAAGGGACGGCACTCTGTCTATTTTGGTGCTAGTATATTGCATGCGATACAATCAAGAAAGCACTTTTGGATTAGACCAGAATGTACGCAGACAATACGATCAATTCAGAGATGGACCATGAAGAGAACTCAGTCAGCAAGATCACGAGATGCCGATCAACATGCGATCGATGCTCTTCGATACGGACTTCTCCCTGTCCTTGATTACAGACCAATGATTCCACAAAAAATTAAGGTGTACTAATGATGAATATAAATAATGTCCCACCGAAACCGCAAGCCCCGAGCAACACAGACGAGAGACGCTGGGAGCACTCTGCATTGCGCAGACGCTTGTTAACTGGTCTATGGGAGCAAGACCTGGAAGAAGAGCTCCTGCGTCACCTTCCAACGGACAGAAGAGAGGCTCTCGGCCCTTCTGACTTGTCCTCTTGTGCAATCGAACAAGTAACAAGACAGCTCGCTATGTTGTATCATTCAGAGCCAAACATAACCGGAGAAGGAGACATCTCTGATCTCGTCGGGCGCGATGGATATGTGACGAAGGCTGGATACTTCCAACTGATGCAAAAAGTGCAGCAAATGACTCTCGGTATTCGAGAGATGTTTGTTCGAGTCGACGTTGCTCCTCATCATCCAGGAGAAATTGCTCGTGTACCGGGCTTGTCTTTTCGATCTGTCTCTCCTGACTTCGTAATTTGCGCAGCATCAGAGGATGCTCCCGATATACCTTTATACTATCAAGAGCTGAGACTGAGAATGCACGCAGAGACGGGAGAGGCTGTCTGGGTTTGGGACATCCTAGACATACGAGATCCGAATACTCCTCTCTTTGGCATGTTCGAAGCAACTCCAGCAGGAGGAATCGGAAAAGACATGTCCGAGATGTATATGGGACATGAAGCAATGAGAGGAGAAGCATATCCATATCGCAGCAAAGAAGGAGTCCCGTTTCTCCCTGTCGTCTTGTATCATGCGGAGAAGACAGGACAGTTATTCAACGCTTTCGACGCTGCACAATTGGCTTATGGATCTTTGACTGCAGCAGTCCTCTTCTCATTCTATGTGCATTGTGTACGCGATAATTCATGGCCACAGAAGTATGTAGCAGGCTTGCATCTTGCTGGACTCTCTCAGCTCGAAGGAGATCTCACAGGACGACGATCTGCAATCTCTACCGATCCGAGCTCAATCTTGATGTTCCAGACAGATCCAGACATGCAAGGACAACCCTTGATCGGCTCTTTTACGTACTCCGATCCCGAGAAGCTATTAGAGAGTATCTCAAAGTACGAGTATAGAGTCGCGACTGCTGCGGGTATCTCTTCCGAGGTCCTGAGACAAAGCGGAGATCCGAGATCGGGGTATGCACTTAGTATTTCTCGTGACGGACAAAGGGAGGCTCAGAGACGATACGCTCCTGTATTCCGACGAGCTGACGAAGAAATGCTCTCTAAGTGTGCGATGCTTGCTAATCGTTTTCTGGGTGCATCACTGCCCGAGACAGGATACAGAGTCGTGTACACTCCTCTCGGACTTTCCCCGGAAGAGATGAAAGCACAACGAGAAGACATCATCCAGAAATTAAGCGCAGGACTAATCTCTCCAGTCGATGCAATGCAGATCATGAATCCAGATCTTGATCCAATAGAAGCAAAGCAAGAGCTAGAGAGAATCCGAGCAGAAAGAGCTCAATACTCAATCTAACCTCATAGGAGACTACAATGACAGAAATAGAAAACGAAGGACGTACATATGTCCTCAAATCAGAAATGGAAAGCATCATCAAAGAGCGGATCGGAAAGGTAGCAAGCAGAGCAACCACAGCCGAGAAAGCACTTGAAGAAGCACAGAGCAGACTATCGAAAGCGGAGAAAGCAATGTCTTCTGTCGACATCTTGAATCAACAACTCGCAGAGATGCAGACAAGACTCAAGAGCTCAGAGCAAAGATTCGAGCGATACCAATCAATCAGCAAGCACGGATTGACTGATCCCGATCTCGTGGAGGCTATAGAATGGAGCTTTGAGCGTGCGCAAAAAGGCAAGAGCGACAAAGAGCGACAAACTCTTTCAGACTGGCTTGATCAGCAAGTAGAGAACCCGGAATCAGCACCGATAACAATACGACCTCATCTCCAAGCTCTGAAGATGATCGGAGAAGACAATGCAGAGACTGGACAAGACCTTCCCGAGGCATCGACAGCATCACAACTCCAAGCACTCGGAGAATCTTTTGAACCACAACAAGCAGCACCGAGGACAAACGTCGGAGCAATCCCGGCTCCAGACTCTCCGGGGTTTCTTGATCGTGCTTTGAAAGATCCAGAGTTTTATGCAGCCAATAGAGACAAGGTTATGCAAGCTTGGAAAAATCGAAACCGGAGACAATCATGAGCGAAGATCTTCGAAATCTAAACGTGTATCCGGCTTTCCATAATTTCACGGCGAATGACTCGACTACAACAGAGATACTACTGCCTTCTCCGGCTACGCAGATTAGCCTCGGAGCAACAGGAAAGGAGATATATGTCTGTCGTAATGGAGCAACAGACGGAGGAGCGATTCCATCGAATAAAATGACGGTTCCTTCTTCGAATTATGTTGTCCTCAGACTCGGAAGAGGGAAGAATAGACCGGATTCAATCTTTGTTGCATCGAAGACGGGGAATGCAGAAGTGTCGATCATTTTAGAGGAGCTTTGATGTGTTTCGGTTTGCGTTTTTTATGGAGTCCGGCGAAGGAGGAGAGACGATGAAACAAGCTGATCTTTCCTCTCAATGTAACGGCTCAAATACGTCTTTCACTTTGCCCGAAAATTATCAAGCGGGATCTCTAAGAGTCTACTATAATGGAGTCCGACAAGTTGCAGGAGAAACGTTTAGTGAACATAACTCAACGACATTCACAACAACAGATTTCATCCCCGAGACAGGAGACTTTCTCACTGTCGACTACATCGCATCCTCATAAATAGGAGATTATCATGGCTCAAGATTTTCGATCACTTGACACATTCCCAGCAATAAAAAAATTTGCTATCAATGGTACGACATGCGTACAAGTATTCATCCCGAATGACTGCAATCAGATCACAGTATCAAGCGAATCACATAAGTTTTTTGTTGGACAGCAAGGACAGACAGACGGACAAGCTTTGACAACAGATGCTCTTCCTGTTGCACAAAATGGATTCGTGACTTTCAAAATCGGCAAAGGTCGCAACAGAGCAAGATCTCTTTTCTTTGAGAGTCATTCGACATCCGATAATCTTTTTATTGTAATGGAAGAAGTCTTGTAATAACAGTTTCTGGAGACTACAGACACGTGTTTAACAATCAACCTATATAGGAGTATCTCTCATGGGATCAGTACAAATTAAAGGTGGTCAGATAGTCGACAGTGCTATCGTAGCCGCAAAACTAGCAAGCAATGCAGTAACAAGCGCAAAGCTCGCAGACGGAGCAATCACATCAGGCAAGCTCGGAGCGTCCGCAGTCTTGACCGCAGCACTCAACGACGGAGCAGTCACATCAGGCAAGCTCGCAAGCTCTTCTGTAGAGTCTGCAAAACTTGCTGACGGCGCAGTATTGACAGCAAAACTTGCTGACGGTTCAGTATCTTCGGCTAAGCTCGGCGCATCTTCCGTACAGACTGCAAAACTTGCTGACGCTGCTGTATCTGCCGCTAAAATCGCAAGCAGTGCAGTCGAAACAGCAAAGCTCAACGACGGCGCAGTAACTACAGCAAAGATCGCAGCAGACGCGATCAACGCTAGTAAAATCGACTTGTCCGCGACTTACGACTATACAAGCGGAACTCTTCAAGTTAGCACTCCAAGCAACTCCAACGACGCAGCGAATAAAAGCTATGTTGATTCTGTTGCAGCTGGATTGTCTGTCAAGGAAAATGTTCGAGTTGTAGCTGGATCAAACATCGATCTTTCTTCTGCTCCTGCAAGCGTAGACGGGGTAAACCTTTCTAACGGTGATCGCGTTCTCTGTATCTCTCAGAGCGATCAAGACGAGAACGGTGTTTATGTCTTTGCTGGCGCTAACAGTGCAATGTCTCGCTCTTCAGACATGGATGCAGGAGCCGACTTTCCAGGCGCGTTCTTGTTTGCTCTCGAAGGTAATACCTACGACAATCAAGGATTTGTATGTATCAACGATACAGCTCCAACTCTTGGAAGCACTGCAATTCAGTTCCAAAGATTTACCGGATTAGGTGGCGTAACCGTATCAGGTGGATTGCAGAAGCAAGGAGACGAAATCTCAATCGCAAATGGAGGAGTATCGACTGCAAAACTTGCTGACGGTTCCGTAACATCTGCAAAGATTGCTGACTCTTCTGTTTTGTCCGCAAAGATCGCAGACAATGCAATCTCTAACGCTAAGATGGCCGATGATTCGATCGGTGCTGCTGAGTTGATTGATGGATCTGTCGGATCTGCAGCTCTTGCATCATCTTCTGTAATCGAAGCAAAGCTCGCAGACGGCGCAATTGCAACAGCAAAGATCGCTGACGGCGCAGTAACCACAGCAAAGATCGCTTCTACTGCAATCAATACAAGCAAGCTCGCAGACGATGCTGTCACTAATGCAAAGATGGCAGACAATGCAGTCGATACTGCTGAGATCGTCGACGGTGCTGTATCTTCTGCCAAGCTCGCAGACTCTTCTGTAGCCTCTGCAAAGATCGCTTCTGCTGCTGTAACATCTGCAAAGATCGCTTC